GTGTGCTCTTCCGATCTCATTGAGAAATCATATTCTCCTTGCATGTAAGGGACGCTTTCCGTAATTTCTTGTTCTTCTGGCGTAGTTGCTGTTCGATCAATCAACCACCAATCATAATCAGAAGAATTAAAACCAGCAAAGTCGATATATTCTGCATTTTCTAAGTATTCTGGATCAGCCTTTGTGGGTCCTAATCCACGAAAAGAATAGTCATTATTTAAGAATTTCATCGGCTCCACCTATCCTTTAATGCTGTATTTTGACCCAAGCGGTAATCGTATTGATCCGCTGTATAGCCAACAAGAGTGCCATCGTCAAGAACCATTGTCGTGTCTTTATTAAGTAATTGACGAAGCAAAGCATTATTCTGCATTTGTAACTGACTATCTTGAATTGCCAGACTACCAGTATAATTTGAATTAATTGAACTCAAGTTACCAATACTTGCTCCTATATCAAAACCAGGTGTAGTAATAGCCTGTTGAATTTGGTTAGCCATATCACTAATGTTTGATTGAACCTCACCGAATCCATTAATCAATCCGTTATTAAGTCCGTTCATAATTGCTTGACCAGCCGGGATAAGAAGTTTCCGGTCATAACTGATTGGTCCTTTATGCTCTTTGATCCAATCGGCAATTCCACTTACCCAGTTCTTAATGCCATTCCAAATTGATTTCATACCGTTCCAAAGCGAATCCATGATAGCTCTCCCAGCTGCGCCTAAATCTATATGAACAACTGATTTAATGAAATTAACACCTTCACTGAATAGCGATTTAATACCATTCCATACAGCAGAAACAACACTCTTTAATCCATTCATTACACCGCTAAAAATTCCAGCTACTCCGCTCAGTACACTAGAAACAATGCTACTAATTGCATTCAGAACAGTTGATACAACATTCTGGATTGCATTCCAAGCTCCTGACCAATCGCCTTGTATTGCGGCAGTAATAGCTTGAATTATTCCCGCAATAACGTTCAGCACGGTAGATATAATAGTAGAAATAACGTTCCATACCGTACTTACGACAATGCTGAATGTATTCCAGACTACATTCCAAATAGCAACGATAACTGCTAAGCCTGTTTGAATTACTGTGCCTAGTACTGAAATTGCAGTAGATACAACTGTTGAAATTAATTGCCATACAACTTGAACAATGGGTACAAGCATATTCCACACAGTTTGAAAGACGGTAACAATTGTGATTAGAGTTGCCCCAATGATCGCAACTACACCCGCTACAATCGGAACAATAATTGGAGCTAAAGCCTGCCAAACAGCAACAATTGCATTGATAATGCTATTAAAGACATTAACAAGCCCTTGCCAAATTGGAGTAACACCCGCCACAATTGATGTCCAAATTCCAGTAAAGAATGTCACTAGAGCCTGCCAATAAGGTTTAATAAAATTAACTACCGCATTAATAGCATTACCAATTGCATTCCAAACAGTAGTAGCCACTCCAACTAAACTCTGCCATGCTCCAGATAACCATGTAGTAAAACTTTGCCACAAAGCTCTCCCCGTTTTCGTTTGGGTAAAGAAATAAGTTAAGGCTGCAACCACAGCTGCAATTGCAACAGCGATAATTCCCCAGGGACCTAGTGAAGCTACTGCACTGAATGCTTTCATCGCTCCACCAGCAATCTTAGAAGTTTTAGCAAGTGTTGACATTGCTTCACTAAATGCCATTGCCAAATTACCAGCTTTTGCAATCACGCTTAAACCAACTATTGCGGATCTTAACGTTGTAAATATTGAAATAACCTTATGAGCTGCCATAACTGCACCCACAAAGCCTAATATTCCTACAACTGCTGTTCGAAAAATATCATTACTAAAAGCAGATTTAAGCGCTCCACCTACGACTTTTACGAAATTAAGAATTACAACAGTAGCATTAGTAACAACTGGTCCAATAACTTGAAAAGCGGAATTAATACTACCTTTCATGTTGTCTAGGACTTGCGCAATGCTTCCAAAGCCCGCTTGCTTAAAACCATTATCAATTGCCGACAACATATTTGCTAGGTTTTTGACAACGGCATTTTTTAAGTTTGCAAAAGATGTTCCAATTCCTTCACTGTTTTTCTTTGCTAGTTGAGCAAAGCCATTAACTCCACCGTTCAGTTTGATAAAGCGATCATTCAACTGATCTACCGTAATTTGTCCTGACTGCAAAGCTTTATAAAGGTCTTGTTCAGCAGATTTACCAGTAAAACCAAATGAATTGGCGACTTTACGTAATGCAATTGGCATAGTTTCCATCAATGTCCGATAAGACATTAAATCAACCTTACCAGTTGAAAGCATTTGCGTATATTGTTGAAGTCCACGAGAAGTATCGGCAACACTAGCACCAGAGGCAAGGAAGGCATTATTCAAGGCAATCGCCGACTTAGAAGCTTTGGTTGCACTACCAGTTAATGGTGCTAATTGTTGGGCAACACTTGTAACGTCTTGCAAAGAAGTAGGTAAGCCATCAATTCCCTTAGATAAGATAGCGGTTGACTTTGCAACATCCTTAGTTGAATAATTCAAAGCCTTCATTACTACCGGATACTTGTTTAATGTATCAAACCGGTTAATGGCGCCACTCATTGAATCTTTAACAACGTCCCATGCTTTACCAGCAATCGCAACTACACCCATTGCTCCAGCCATCGATTTAAAGGTACTGGAAATACTAGAACCACCTGCACTAACAGTTTGAGAGGTTGACTGGGTTTCACGGCCTAAATTATTAATCGATTTAAGCGCCTTATCTAAGGTTGCGCTAAAACTCTCATCGTATGCTGATAATACCGCTTCAACGCTCATTGATTGTGACACTAGCCATTACCTCCTCTCTGTTTTTGCTTCATCTTCCGGAATTCACGCCATCGTTTAGTAATTAAATCTATTCGTTGCTTTTCAGCACTGGCTTTGCTTACTGGTTGATAGTTTGGCTCATAATTACCACGAATTTCATCAACAAATTTATCGTAGTCAAAGAATTGACTAAACTTTTTATATTTCGGTACAGGGTGCTTTTCACTACCTTTTGTTGCTTGAACAGATTGATTGAGAAATGCCTGAAGTGCAATATCTCTTTCTTGTCCTACCCGTTTTAATTGGTAAGCTTCCATTCGCAATTGGTATTCTGCTATCCCCATATCTTCAATATCTGAAATATTCTGAAAGCCTAGATAAGCCAATGAATTCAATAGAATTTCATGATAGCTTTGATCAGACGTAAGCTTACGACTTTCTAGGCTTTTAGGTTTTTTACAACAGGTTTAGCGGTATTACTTGCTTTGATTTCATTAATTACACGACTGAAAAGACCATTTAAATCCTTGCAGTTATCAATGTAATTATCGATTTGATCTTGCGTTACATTGTCCTTTGCAGCTGCATATAAAGTATCAGCTAAAGCAGAAGCATCTTTGGTCATTAAGGCTGGCATAAGAACAGTTAATCCCATTCCAAAATTCATTTTCATACCATTTCGTTCACCTTCAACTCCTCGATTTTTATCAAGGTTACGTAAAAATTTAACGCCAAAAATAAATGAATAATCCTTACCATCAATCTTTAATTTCATTAGTTTTCCTCCTGTTAATTAGCCAGATTGGTAGCTTCTTCTTTCTCGTTAGCACCAACACCACGATCATCATCTTTGAATGCTTCACCACTACCTTCGCCATCATCAGCGATCTTGGCAAGATCACGGAATACATAATCAATTTCTTCCTTAATATCTGCTGGAAGATCTGTCCATCCCCGCTTGGCTATACCATCAATCGTAAACGTTGCATCACGTGTTGAGTGATCATCAGCATCGTTATCATTAGAATCTTCAGAGACAATCCCACGCATATATTCGGCGTAAACTTTTCCATCTGAGCGGACCCGATCAAGATGAACCTTCCACACCTCAATCTTCTTGTTAAAGTACAGAGAGTCATAGATATCATCTGCAGCTTTGGAAATTGCATTTAAGAATTCTACTTCTAAATCCGTTTCGATATTAGAAGCAGTAGGGACATTTCCCATCTTTGTAGTTGTCGAATCTGTATCCCGTTTAGGATCGTAGCTTAGTGATGTTTGATAAGGGATTAATTGTGCGGGTTCCTTCTTAGCATTTTCTAATAGCCGTTCAAAAAGGACTGCATTCTTCCCTTCCAATACTGGATATGTTGCCATATTTATCCTCCTTTATTTCAAATCAAAAACGAGTGTTAAATAACCGTGCTTTAACACAGTATTTGGAACACTCGTATCAGTTAATAATTGTTGTTCTTGTTCATTTGGACGTCCTTGCCAAGCATAATGGTTAGTTCGAACACCCTTCATACCCAACCGTCTTAAATCATCTACTATTCGTGTTACCTGCTTACGTTGATTGACTTTTCCCCACACATGCAAAGTTAGGGTTGTTCTTAAACCTGTTGCATCCTTATACCCAGTCATAATAGATTGAGTATCATCAATCACAACATAAGGATAAGTAACAGTTTCGTTTTTCTGTGGTGGATGATCAAACACCGGATATTTCTTTTTTACTTGAGCAAAAATAAAATCATATATTTCTTCGCTCGGTGAATACACTTGATCACCTACTTAAATAATTTATTCAAGTCATTAGCAAACTTCATAGATTCAATCGCAAAAGCTGGATGTAATGTCGGTCGTGCTGCCATAAAGCGCGTCCCATATTCAAGATATGGGAAATATTCAGTTTGAGGAGCAACCGTTGCAGTTAAACCATTATTAGAAATTGTATTTGTTACGGATCGTCTAGTATTCCCGGTTGGACTAACCATCGTTAATCCAGCACCCTTTTTCCATTCATAGTGACCCTTATACAAATTGTTCATATTCTGTTGTGTTTGTTTCTTCAAACTTGCGCCATGTTTAGCAACAATCTTCTTAACTGGTGTTAGATCCTTATTTTTCTTCAAAAAGTTTGCTAATTCCTTAGTTCCTTTAACATCGACCTTGAATGAGTTAGCCATTATCTTCACCCACGATTAATGTTGTCCCTTTTAAGGGTTGACGTTGTGTTTCAAGACGATACCTAATAGATCCATCATCAATAGTCAGATATGACCAAGAGTCATTTACTGGAGACTCCAATCGAATTACCTTGGCGTTCTGATCTAGCCTGCTAAATAATTCAACTAGGCGATTTGTCCCTACATCAGTAACATTGGCATACCGTTGTGCTACTAACTTAGGACTAGTAATCGTGTCTTCTTCTGCATATGGATCATAACCATTTTCATCTTGAAAATAAAACTTAATTATCTGTGTTTTTCGCATTTTTACTCATCCCCGCATAAGGATTAATAAAAGAAACGGCACCTAAAGATTTAACATCTTTCTGGTGTCGTCGTTTCCACAAATCAATATCATCAAGGAAATCATCAAAATCTGAAGAATTAAAAGTAATACTTTCCCCTTCTTGACTATATTGACTCATCCCTTCGTTTTGCAGTCGATTGAACCGTCGAACCGAAACTTCTAATTCAATATAACCTAGTTCTCCAGGTAAATTTTCGTCTTCAGTTAGTTCTAGCTTAAATCGCAATGCTTGGTCTGTATTATCAATGATTAGTTTCAGCAAAGCATCACGGTCATCATTTTTAATTCCAAGCATTACTTTTAAGTTTTGCAAAACCGTATTCTGGTCCATTCAATCACCTACTTACCAGCAGACTTAGCACCACTGATTGTTGACAATACAATGCCGTCCAAACGTTCTGTAGTCAATACATTAGCCATTGTTACAACAGTTTCGTATGACAAATTGTTATTAACTGCATCATGAGTTACACCAATTAAACCAGTTTCATCAGAAGTCATGTTAAATAACTGACCAACGGATGAAATTGGAGCGTAGAAGTAATTGATATTATCTGCAACCGTTGTAGCAATCGTTCCCTGTGGTACTTCAGCACTTAGAATAATAGTGTCAAAGCCAAGGAAATTCTGAATGTATTGCAAACCAAAGGCAGATTGAACAGTAAGAGTTTGGTTACCTAACCATGCATATAGATCAAGCGGATTAGCAAAGGCGACAGTTTGTGTGTCGTAGTCTTCCCACTTAACTGAAAGTTGTCCTAAAGCTGCCGCCATTGCCTTTTGAAAATCGTCACCAGAGGCGGTAGTCTTGTTTGCATCAGACTTGGTAATGTAATTAAATAAGTCCTTCTTAACATCCTTTTGAATTTCTCGAAGTAGCTTATTATCAGTATCCACGATAGCAGGTGTAGCACCACCAGCTGACTGAATAGCTTCAATGGTAGTTACCTTACGATACTTTTTAAATCCTAATGTCAAAGTATTAGCTAGCTTGCGAGTAACCTTACTTAACGGAATAACTTCCCCTTCAGCAACATTACCATCGACCTTAGTTACTTCTGACTTGTAAATCTTAATCTGTGAACCAGTAGTCATTGGCTGCATACGAATAACTCCCAATGCATTCAATAAAGTTTGGATTCCTCCAGAGAATTGTTCTACAAAGTCGATAGATTGTGCAACCAGGTCTGTACTTGTCGTTAAATTAGTTTCAGCCATTTTATATTCCTCCTTTTATTTTTCATATTGGGATAAGTTATCCCGAATGGCTCGGACCCGTTTGACTGGATCCTTGATCTTTGCAATTTGTTCTTTAGTCATTGCAGTAGCAGGAGCACCATTAATTCGTGGTGACTTTCCCTTTAATAGTTCTTGACGAACATTTTCTTTAATTCGGTTATAAGCTTTAAGAAATGCTTCACCACTTTCTTTATTTTTTTCTGCTTTATCAGTAACAATTAAATCGATATCTTCATCAGTTGGATTGTCATAACCGCCATCAATTAATTGTTGTTTCGCTGTATCACGCATTTTATAACGGGCCAATTCTGCTTCAGCATCTTGTGCACGTTTTTCAGTTTGTTGAAGCTTATATTCTTGCTTTTGATCCTTATTCATCTTGGCAAGTTTAGTAGCTTCACTCTTAGCCTGGTCAATTTCCTCTTGCTTATTCTTCAAGGCTCGATTGACTCGGGCTTTGACAATATCGTTTAATTCTGCTTGAGTAAATGTCTTTTCACTTTTACCGTTATCTCCATCATCAGTTCCTTCAGGTGCACCATCATTATCTGGATCTGGCGTTGGATCTTCAGCAAAGAATTGTAAACGCATTGGTAATTTTTCAAACATAAATACACCTCGTTTATAGTCCGGTGGACTGTAATATCCGGGTTGTTCTTTAACGACTGCAACAAGTAAAAAGTCCAAAATAAAAAGCACTCAGATTATTTTTCTGAATGCTTAATAAAAGATATCTTTTGGTGCCTTAAAATTAGGGAGTGGCTTACCACTCATAACCGCATTATTTAACGTTTTAATAGCTTGTAAAGAAGTTGGCCCATCAGGTCGTAAAGGGTCAACTAATGGTTCAATTTTAAAATAAGCACCATCACCAAATTTGGCATTATAATTATCAATTGCCTGATTTAGTTCTTCTTCAAATCCAATCAAATTATTTGTTGCTTTAGCCATTAAATCACCCCTTTAACAAAAGTCCCAAAATAAACTTAGCCATATCTTCGTCTTCATATAAATTATACCGGCCTTGATAAATTCCTTCAACGCCCATACTTAACAATTCATAACCATAATGTTTTCCATAGGAATCAACATATTCTTTCCCCATGTAAGGATTATTAAAATCATCAGGTCGAGCTTTTTCCATTGATTTATCATAAGCTTTATTTCCGGTTAACTTACTCAATGGT